GACCGTACCGCAGGTCTTACATTAAGAAGACTTAAAGAAAACGTACTTGACTTACCTGATAAAATTATCACACCAGTATACCTTAGATTAAAATCTAAGATGTATGAAGAAATTATGGGGGAGTATTACGATTGGTACGATAAGAACCCCGAGGAGTCTAAATCACTTACAGTACAATTCACTAAGTTAACAAAGATACGTCAAGTTATTGCAGATGAGAAAGTTTCACAAACGATAGAGCTTGCGGAAAACATTGTTGAGCAGGGTAAAAAAGTAATTATCTTCTGTAACTTTACAGATTCACTTAATAAAATTTGTGAACATTTTGGTAAAGCTGCGGTTAAAATAAATGGTTCAATGTCGAAACCTGAAAGACAACATAGTGTTGATAGTTTCCAAGAAAACGATAAGATAAAAGTACTTGTCGGTAACATAAAGGCGGCTGGAGTTGGTATAACTCTTACGGCAGCTGAAGCAGTTATTATGAACGACCTTTCATTTTTACCATCAGACCATGCCCAAGCGGAAGACCGAGCTTATAGATACGGTCAAAAAAACAATGTATTAGTTTACTACCCCATATTCGAGAATACAATCGAAGGAATTATCTACGACATATTAAATAATAAAAAACAAGTGATTGCCACAGTAATGGGGGACAATCAAAACACTGCCGATGCTGCCGAAGAAATTTTAAAGAGAATTCAGGAAATGCGTCGTTAAATGAAATGTGGATTATTTATAAGAAATGGATAATCCAAAAATATGAAAAAAATAGAAAAACAAATTCAACAACTCGAAACACAGATACTTGAAAACCACGTAAACAAAGAGAAAGAGTTATTGATTACAGAAATGAAGAAAATAGGTATAGAAAAATTACCTTATTCTTACTCAGCCCTGAAACAGTTTATTGACCCCGAAACAATGAACTTCCACTACAACAAACATTACAAAGGGTACGTCGACAAACTAAACGACGCGTTGTCAAAGAAAAAGTATGGGGATGTTGAGTTAGAACAAATAATCAAAACAATTAGTCGTTTTGATAAGACAATAAGAAATAATGCAGGTGGTGCATTTAACCACGCATTATTTTGGAACATGTTAACTCCAAAACCTAAAAAATTAGAAGGGGAGTTACTTAAAAAAATTACAAAACAGTTTGGAAGTTTCACCACCTTCAAAAAAGAATTCGACACTGTTGCCAAAGATAGATTCGGTTCAGGATGGGTATGGTTAGTACTTACAGCCAAGAACACATTAAAGATTATGTCAACTCCAAATCAAGACAATCCTTTAATGAACGTTATTGAAGGTGGTGGGTTTCCAATTTTAGGGTTAGACCTTTGGGAACACGCTTACTACCTAAAATACAGAAACAAGAGAGACGAATACATTGTTAACTTTTGGAAAGTCGTGAACTGGGAATTTGTTTCCAAGTTATACGAAATGAGAACGGAAACTAAATTATTAGAATCTGTAAAGTTTAAACAAATCTTAAGTGAGGGTAAGTCTGAAATGTGTTCATCATCAGAAAATGAATTTTATAGAACATTATTCAATGTAAATGAAAATGTTAAATTTGTTTATATGAGAGGTATCAATAGTATAATTAAAGAAGTTTTTAACGAATATTATATAGAAAACCCTGAAGGCAATCAATTACCTGGTGTTTATAACTTTGAAAGTCCTGGTAGGTCTGTTATTAATAAACTAAACACTAACTATACTTCGTTTTGTATTTTATTGAAGGATTTAAATAGGGTTATCTCGGCAACAACAAATAAAGAACAAATTAAGTTTATAGATAAAACTCCAACAGAACAACTTAATGAAGTTAATAGATTTGTATCGGCTTTAAATTATTTTAAGTATCGAATCTTTGATAAAGAAAGTGTTACTCTTCATAATTTAATGAGAGTTTTAGATGAAAAAAATAAAGCGGGTTCAAGAAGAGAAGAAATCACATTAGCAATTCTTAAAAGATTTTTAGGTAAAGATTATAAATTTGAATTAATTGGTGAGTTAGGTAGTAAAAAAGACGCATTAAAAGGTATTGATTTGGAAATTACTAAAAATGGTGAAACTAAAACAGCCCAAATTAAACCATTTAAAGAAAAAATTATTAACGGAAATGAAATAACTCTTGAGGGTACCGCTAGTGTTAAAATTTACAATACTGATTTAATGATTTTCCAAAAAGGAAGAAATGTTCTTGTGTTTAACAAAAAACCAAAAATAGTTAACGGTAATTTTGTTTTTCCAATAGACTCACTACTATACGATATACAATAAACGTTTTGTTGATATTTATTTGATATGGCATTATTACCTGAACCAGAAAGAAGTAGGATATATACAAGAATTAAACATCAGTTAGGCGCACCACTAAGAAGTGTTGAACTTGAAGATGAGATGATGGATTCATTAATGGAATTAGCGATTGGAGACTACGAAGAGTATATCTTACAATGGTTAATCGATTCTCAATGGGTTAACCTTGTGAATTTAAATATGAATGAGAGGTCTGTTGCAAGAGCTTTAGTTACAAGAACTATGGATTTTGAACAACAATTTAGTTATTCGTATTCTAAAATTGTGGGTCTTCAAACCGAAGGTCCTTGGGTTTTAAAGAAAGATTATTTTATTCTTGAAAAGAATGTCCAAACATATGAAATCCCTGCAGGCAGAGAGGTTAACGAACTTTTATGGTTTAGTGACCGTCCATATAATCTTGGGTTAGGTGGTATGGCAGGTCCTTTTGGTGGTATTGGTCTTGGTGCTAGTGAGGCAGGATTCGCCCAAATGGGAAATCAAGGGTCTTACTTTATGATGTCAGGATTCGATTACTTGATTAGGGCACAAGAATCAAATATCCTTAATAGGATTTTAGGTGGTTCTTTAACCTATAGAATTACAGGATTACCTGACGGTAAAAAAATGATTCATTTATACAATACTCCAGGTGGTAGATTCAATTGGTCAAGTTACGGACAGTACGTTGGTAAAGCTGTTTGGTATTGGTATTATGATGTTGAACCTGATAGCAGAGCGGATTGTTTGAAGAACAACCCTGATATTATAAAACTACCTACAGATGTTCCAATCGAAGAATTAACTTGGACAGACTTGAACGTACCTGGCCAACAGTGGGTAAGAAGATGGTTCACAGCCTATTGCAAAGAAACTTTAGCAAGAGTTAGAGGTAAGTATAGTGGTAACTTGAAGACGCCTGATTCCGAAATCACTATGGATTATCAGAGTTTACTAACTGAAGCTAAGGACGAAAAATCTAAATTACTTGAGGAACTTACAGGAGCTGAAGGATGGTTAACGAGAATGAGACCTGAAAAAGTAATGGAGAGAGAGGCATTGATTGCCGAGAACTTGAATAAACAAATGAAGTTCCGAGCAATGCCTCGTCAAATTTATGTAATCTAATTTTATGGCAATAGTAAAAACAATACCCTCAAGAAAAATTATCGGAGGAGTTGCAATCGAAACATCTGAAATTTCGGTGGTTTCCGAAAGAGAATATACCACAACAGGAGAATCTTGTGTTGTGGTAAGAGGAGTTAGTGAATCAATAGTAACTTTAGATTCTAAAACCACAGACCATGTTGTTGTAAAATCAATGACAAGACTTACAATCAAACCAGACATCGGTAAAATCGATGAAGACTATGATGAAATAGTTGCTGATAAGTATGCTTGTATTGAATTTAGATTTGTTGGTGGCAATTGGTATATCCTATCCTCAGACGGTCTGAAGCAATCCTAATTTTTTTTCCCAACCTTCTTCGGCTAACCCATACATGTAATTGGAATCAAGACCTCTTTTTTCCCAATAAGATAATTCACCGTCTGATAACGTCATAACTTCTTCTAAACTATCTTGAGACCCCTCATCTAATGGGTGTCCATTGATTAGTTCACATTGAGTTGTTGTAAAAATACCTCTGTCCGCTGGGTCATTAACAATTAAACTATTTCTAACTTCATCTTTAAAGACAACCATTAAGGGTTCTATTCTTTTATTAAAAGTTGCAATAGCTCTTGGTACATTGTAATCACCTGTTAAGTCAGGATTGTTGTCTAAAATGTCTTTATCCAACATGTAGCAATTAATAATTACTCCATCCGTAATTGGTTTTGATTTAGGGTTCGTAAGTGTATTATATACGTTTGTGTCTTTAATCTGTTTTACAGTCATCTTTTGAACATCACCCTGAGATGCCTTGGTTCCATTATTAACATACATAATAACATCACCTAAATTCACTTTTAAATTATTTTGTATTGCCAGTTCCATATGACTCATCCGCGACATACTATTACCAGCTTTGGTCTTAGTGGTTAATCTTTTATTATAATCATCAAGACTTAATTTAACCTTAGCTCTCTGAGCAATCTTACTTAGTGGAATCTTCTTATCGTAAATGGTTTGAAGATACTCGTAGTAATATTCCACAAACGCTTTACCATCACCTTGTAATAACATTTTGATACCTTTATCCAAGAATGCCTCAATATATAATGGAAGTTTCTTAGATTTAATACTATTACCTGTTAGTTTAATCTTACCCTTGGCATCCATAACCGCATAGTTCTTACGAGCTAAGTTAATAGTTGACGGCCATACCCCATCGGTATCAAGTGCCATCTCACCCCTCATAAAGATATCGTT